CTCTGAACACGGGAAGATCTGCGCCAAGTACCCTGAGAAAGCCAAAGAGGTGCGTACCGGTACCCTGCAGGCCATCCACCCGGGCGCCGTGGCATTCATCGAATCAACGGCCGAAGGCGTGGGCGGTGATTTCCACGCCATGAGCATGAAGTCGCTGGAGCTCAGCAGAACCGGTGGCGAGCTCAGCCAGCTCGACTGGAAGTTTCACTTCTTCGCCTGGTGGCAAGACCCCAAGTATCGCGACGATGTGCCGGCATCCGGTGTGGTGGCCAGCAAAGCCCAGCTGGAATACTTCGCCGCTGTAGAGAAGGCGATGGGCTGCACCATCAGTGATGAACAGCGTCAATGGTATGTGCTCAAAGAGGCTACCTTGGGCACTGAAATGAAGCAGGAGTTTCCCAGCACACCGCTAGAGGCGTTTCTGACCTCTGGTCGCCGGGTGTTTGACCCGATAGTGACGATGGAGGCTGAAGGTGACTGCATTGCACCACTCATCGTCTATGACATCGACCCGGTTACCGGCGCGCGCCACAAGGCCCGCAAGCCAGAGCGGCTGGACGAGCAGGGTCAGCGGTCGCTCGAGAACATGCTGCTGGTGTGGGAGTTGCCCGATCCTGATGAGGATTATGCCATCGGCGGCGACGTGGCAGAGGGGCTTGAACACGGTGACCGGTCATCATTAGATGTGGTGGCCAGAAGCGATGGCCGTCAGGTCGCGCACTGGTATGGGCACTTGGACCCCGGGCTTTTTGCGCAGCTGCTGGCCCACGTTGGCAAGTTCTACGGCAGTACAGAGCATGGACCAGCTTACATCGGCCCAGAGCGCAACAACCATGGCCATGCTGTGGTGCTCAAGCTGCGGGAGCTTTATCCCATCCGCCGTATCTACACCCAAGAGCACATCGACCGTGACCGAGATGATGAGACGCCTCGTTTGGGCTGGCTCACTACCCGGCAATCCAAGCCACTCCTGGTTGATGGCCTCAAGACCCTGCTGCGTGCCGGCCAATCGGGGATCCGCTGGATCGGCACCATCTCCGAAGCAACCACCTTTGTCTACGACAAGAGCGGCAGTATGAACGCGCAGGAAGGCTGTTACGACGACCAGCTGATGAGCTACATGATTGCCCAAGAAATGCGCGCCAGAATGCCTGCTCGCATTGTCAAACCTGAATCCGCCCGTAAACCTAAGCACTGGATGGCCAACTGATGATCAATGCCCAGCCCAAGGCCCCTGAAAAAGGCGGCCTCGATACCCCGCGACTGCTCAAATTGATGAGCGATATCAATGGCCAGCCAGATTGGAGAAGCCTAGCCAATCGCGCTTGCGCCTACTACGACAACGACCAGCTGCCACCTGTTGTGGACAAGGTGCTCAAGGAGAGGGGGCAGCCTATCACCATTCACAACCTGATTGCCCCAACCATTGACGGGGTGCTGGGCATGGAGGCCAAGAGCCGGACTGAGCTGATGGTGATCGCCGATGACCACGACGAAGAGATCGAGCTGTTGGCCGAAGCTGTGAACGCGGAATACGCCGATATGTGCCGCCTTGGCGGGTTAGACCGCGCCCGAGGAGGGGCCTACGCCGGCCAAATCAAAGCGGGATTGGAGTGGATTGAGGTTTGTCGCCGTGATGACCCGTTTGGTCCGCGTTACAAGTTCAGTAACGTCCACCGGGATGAGGTGTTCTGGGACTGGCATAGCCGGGAACCTGATTTGAGTGACTGCCGCTGGCTGATGCGCCGCCGCTGGATTGATGTGGATGAAGCCAAGACGATGTTCCCCAGTAAAGCGGAGACCTTGGAGCGCAGCATCAATGATTGGTCGGATATCGTGAATCTGACTTCGATTGAAGGGATGGATCCCAACCTGGTCAGTGCGTATGAGGAGTGGAGCCAGTTCAGCAGCAAAGAGGTGGAGTGGTGTAGTAGAGAGCGGGACCGAGTACTGCTTCAGGTGGTTTACTACCGCACTTACACCACGCGCCAGGTACTGTTACTTGATTCGGGTCGAGCACTGGAGTTCAACAAGGGCAACCAGCTGCACCGTGCTGCTGTTGCTATGGGCAGAGCTAGGGTTGAACGTCGCCCAGTGGCCGTTATCCGAGAGTCCTGGTTTGTCGGCCCTCATCACCTGGTAGACCGTCCCTGTTCAGCGCCGCACAACATGTATCCCTTGGTCCCGTTCTGGGGATACCGAAAAGATCGCACAGGAGAGCCCTACGGTTTGATTGCCCGGGCCATGCCGGCACAGGACGAGGTTAACCTGCGTCGTATCAAGCTGACGTTCCTGCTGCAGGCCAAGCGCGTCATCATGGACAAAGACGCTACTAACATGAGCCGAGCCCAGGTGTTGGAGGAGGTTGAGCGTCCTGATGGCTACATCGAGCTCAACCCCGATCGCCAAAACAAAACCAGCGTGAGTGATGCCTTCAAGGTTGAGCAGGACTTCAACGTGGCAGCCCAGCAGTTCCAGGTGATGCAGGATTCGGTCAAGCTCATCCAGGACACCATGGGCGTTTACGCAGCATTCCTGGGGCAGGGCACAACAGGCCAATCCGGTGTGGCGATAAGCAACCTGGTGGAGCAGGGCGCCACCACTCTCTCTGAGATAAACGACAACTACCGGATGGGCTGCCAGCTCGTAGGCCAGCTGGCCCTGTCGTACCTACTGGAAGACATGGCCAACAAGCGCAACTACAAGGTGACCATCAACCGGGATGACCCACGCCGGCGTAAGGCGGTAGTGCTCAACGTCGAGGCGGAAGATGGCCAACTGACCAACGATGTGACTCGGTTGCGGGCGCATATCGCACTGGCGCCAATCCAGCAGACTGCGGCCTACAAGCAGCAACTGGCCGAACGGATGACTCAGGCGATGGCCCAGCTGCCGCCAGAAGCGGCTGCTGCCTGTTTTGACTTGCTCGTGGAGCTGATGGATGTGCCGCGTAAAGCGGAGTTTGTAGAGCGGATCCGCAACGCCCTGAACATCCAGAAAGATCCAGAAGAGATGAGCGACGAGGAGCGCGCCGCCGCAGAGCAGCAGGCCCAAGTTGCCCAGATGCAGCAGGAAATGACCATGCGCGAGATGCAGGCCAAGCTAGCAGAACTGGAAGGCAAGGCCGCAAAGTGGCAGGCGGAAGCTCAGCGCATTGCCAAGCTGACCGACTCCATCCGGTTCGAGGATGCGCTCAAGCAGGCGCAGACCGGGAAGACCCTGCAGGAGATGGAAAGACTAGCAGCCGAGCGGGATACGCTTCAGAGCGAGCAGGCGGTGCTGCAGGCTCAGCTACTGGAAACCATTCAGCAGCAGATTGATGCGATAGCGCTCTGATAGTTGCTTTTATAAACACCCAGCGTTAGCATTTCCCCAACATGGCCCAGTCTATCAAGATTGGGCTTTTTTGTTTGTCACATGTGACAGTTGTTACTAAATATCAAACGCAGGATAATTTCAGGTGAGTCCAATTACCGCCTGTAGTGTCATGCTCTATTGCCCGCCTTGTGCGGGCTTTTTTGTATCCGGCCCTCGCCGGGGAGCGCTTTTGCGAGAGCGTTCCCCCGCTTGGGCAGCGATACCACCCGCGAAAACCTACGAGGACGACCATGAAAACGAGCATCGAAAACCTGACCGGTACTGAGAGCCTGGATGAACTGGAAGCCATGTTGGCCGAAATCGAGCAAGCGCCCGATGTCGAGCTGAACAATGGCACTGCTACCGAGCAAACGGACGTAGAACCCGCGCCGTCGGCGGGTGAGGGGGCAACCAGTACCGACCAGAGCACGGTAACCAGTGCGGCACAGGAGGGCGATGACGCAGCCAAGGAGCCTGAGAAGGTGATCTTGGCGAAAGGCGGCCAACACACCATCCCTTACGAGGTGCTTGAACATGCACGCCATGAGGCCAAGGAGCTGCGGGAGCAGTTGGCCAGTGCGCAGCAGGTTCAGGCTGAAAGGGATAAGTTGCAGGCGTTGCTGGATAAACACGGGATCAATCCCGATGTCGATCCTGATGACATCAGCCCGGACGAGCTGGATCTGCTGGCGCAGGACTACCCGGAGATCGGCAAAGCCCTGACGGCAGTAGCCCGCAAGCTTCACAAGCTGGAGTCACAGGCAGCACCGCAACACGATCAACCCACGGCAAACCCCGTTCAGGCCGCGCTGCAGGCGGTACCCGAGCTGGCCGAGTGGCGTGATCAAGACCAGGACCGCTTTGACTTTGCCCTCGCTATCGATGACAAGCTGCGGGATGACCCGGCATGGAGCGATAAGTCCCTCGAGGCACGCTTTGCTGAGGTTGCACGTCGCACCAAACTGGCCTTTGGCGATGAGGTCGCTCCTCCTCCTGCCAAGGCACCCAGTAAGGATGCAGACAAGCCCGCAGACTTTATCCCGTCCAGTCCTTCAGCTCTCGGCCAAACCCATCATGCTCCAGCTACTGGGATGGAGCGCTACGGCGCTATGTCCCAGGCAGAGCTTATCGGTGAGATGAGCGCCATGTCTGAGGCCCAGATGGAGGCCTTGCTGGAGCAGGCCGGGTTCTAAATCAACAACCCACGTTACAAGAAAGCCCCGACTACCCCGTCGGGGCTTTTGTTTTTGTAGGAGAGGTTCATGACCCAAATCACTACGGCGCAAGCCAACAAGATTCTTCAGGCCGCCCTGTTTACTGCGGCCAACCGCTCCCATTCGCTGGTTAACATGCTGACCGAAGAGGCCCCAAAAGGGGTCAAGATCAACGGTGGCAAGCAGACCAGTGCAGGAGCCCCGGTAGTGCGTATCTCAGATCTCGGCAAAACCGCCGGTGACGAAGTAGATATGCAACTGTTCCATCAGCTCTCTGGCCGCCCGACCATGGGTGACAAGAAGCTGGCCGGTCGTCTGGAAAGCCTCTCTTTTGCAGACTTTTCGTTGACGATCAACCAGTCCCGCCATGGTGTGGATGCCGGTGGCAAGATGAGCCAAAAGCGCACCAAGCACGACCTCATCAAGACCGCTCGGGTGCTGTTGGCAGATGGCTACTATGGTCGCCTGGTTGACCAGCGTGGCTTTGTCCAGCTGGCTGGGGCACGTGGCGACTACGCGGCTACCGATATCATCTTGCCGTTGGCGGATGATGAGGAGTTCGCCGAAATCATGATCAACCCCATCACGGCACCGACCTACGAGCGCCACTTCTTCGGCGGTGACGCGACGACCTTCGAGTCCATCGATGCTGCAGACCGCTTCAACTTGGGCTGCGTGGACAATATGGCGTTGTTCCTCTCCGAGATGGCTAACCCCATCCAGCCGATCCGCATGCACTCAGACCCTTCGGGTGGAGAGCCGCTCTTTGTGCTCTACGTCACCCCGCGCCAGTGGCACGACTTCTACACCTCCAGCTCTGGCAAGGACTGGCAGGCCATGCAGATCGCAGCCACTGAACGTGCAAAGGGTTGGAACCATCCTATCTTCCGCGGCGAAGGCGCCATGTGGCGTGGCATCCTAGTTAAGGAGTACAAGGGGTTGCCCATTCGCTTCAACCAGGGCAGTACCGTCAAGGTATGTGACGTCAACTCTGAAACCGGTATGGAGGTAGACAAGGTTGCCGGTACCACCATCGACCGCGCGGTCCTGCTGGGTGGACAGGCGCTGGCCAACGCATTTGGTTCTGGCGAGCAAGGCGGCTCTTTTGGCATGCACGAAGAGAAAACCGACCACGGCAACAGCACCGAGATCTCCATCCACTGGGTATCCGGTCTGCAGAAGATCCGCTTCAAGCAGCGTAACGGCAACATCCAGGACCACGGCTGCATGGTACTGGATACCGCGGTGAGCCCGGTCGGCCGTTAAGCACCAGCAGGAAGGGGCCTCAAGGTCCCTTTTCTCTATCTGACTCGATAAGGAGCCATGTCATGGCCAAGACCACCCTGATCGCCAAAGCGTACCGCTGGTTTGTCGGTGCCTTCGGCAACCTCTCTATTTCCCCGACCCTGGTGGCCAAGCTGGCCGCCGTGCCGGCTGGCGATGTCGTTGCGTTCGGCGACAAGGTTGAGCCCAACCTGAAGGTCGTGGGGGTAACGCTGTTCACTACCGCGCTGGGGGCGAATACCACCATCACAGCCAAGATTGGCAATACCACCATCATCAATGCAGAGGGAACGGCAGCTGCAGTGGCCAAGTATTACCCAGTTGATGACCTCCTGACGCAGGAGGGACAAGAGATCACCCTAACCATTGGCGGGGGCAAGGCAACAGGTATCGCCAAGCTCAAGTTGCACTATGAAGTGGTGGGCAACCTTTAAGGCTGCCTTTCTCTCCACGCCCGGCCCTGTGCCGGGCTTTTTCATTACTGGATTGGAGTTATTGCCGTGAGCGACAAAATTGCTGTGGTGTACATCGGCGAGAAGCTGAGCAAGAAAGACACTGTGACCGGGAGCCGCCTTGTGTTTCCGCGCCATGTGCCTGTGTATATCGAGAGCCACATCGCCATGCAACTGCTGGAGTTTCCCTCTGTCTGGATCCGGGCTGAGCACCTGGCCGACGAGCTGGAACGCCAGGAGCGGGCTGCCCAGGAGGCGGCTGCAGAGCTGGAGCGCCAAGCAGAGGAAGCTGCACGTCTTGCTGAAGAGCAGAGCATGGTGGTGGATGGTCGAGACCTGGCCAAGTTGACCTCCGCTCAGCTTGCAACGCTGGTAGTCGGTGAAGACCTGGACATTACCCCGCAAGGTGCTCAGGAAAAAGTTGGGGATTACCGGCTGAGAGTGCGTGATGCTCTGAAATCCAAGTTGGTCATCGAGGATAGCGGCGAGTAATGGTACCGGTACAAGATAGCCGACTGGTGAGCCCTGCTGTGTTGATCCCGCTGGTTCGCCAGCGGGTTCTTCACTTGCCGCATACAGAAGGCGCTGATGCCTTGGTACATGGCAATCTCATCGAGGCCGCCATCATTTTCTGTAAAGAGAGCATGCTGGTCCATCTGGAACGGACGTTCGACCATGTCTTCGAGGGGCAAACCGTCAGCTTTGCGATGACCAGCAGCATCAATCGCCAGGCTAGACAGGAGGTGCGGGCGCCGCAGGTGACGGGGTCGGCGATCCATCGCATCACAGCTGAAGGCCATTTACTGACGCCTGGTCAGCACTTCCATTTGCAGTCCACCGAGTCCATTCGCTTTATGGCGCCTCTTAACCAGGTTTGCATCATCGGCGCCATTGAGCCACTGCCGAGCGCAACACTGATCCCTGCCGCCTTGGTGGAGGGCTATGCGCACGAGCTGGCTTGTGGGGCTGCATATCTCTTACAGCAGTTACAAGCCAAGCCATGGACCAATCATGAACTGGCTCAGATTAACCGCCGCAAGTTCTATGACGGGATCCGTGACGCGTACCGGTTTCGCATTGAGCACACTGAAAGTGCCAGGATCCAGAACCCCGTCCGAAAGCGACACTTCTTCTGATGCGAGGTGAGTCATGCTGGTCAGCGAATTATTGAATAGAGCATCGAGTGAGTTAACGGATACGCAGCGCATCGGGTGGGGGATAGAGGACTTAATCTCCTACTACAACAGCGCAATCTCCGCGATTGCTACAGCAAGACCGGACATCTTCATTAAGACGCAGCCCTTCTCCTGTGCTGCCGGCACCCGCCAGACGGCACCTGCAGGCATAATCAAGCTGATCGACATTGAGCGCAACACACGCACAGGCAAGTCTATCCGGTACGTGGCCCGTGCAGACCTGGAAAGTCTTATTCCTGGCTGGGCCAGCAGCACTGGTGGAGAAGAGGCTGAACTCTACATCCATGAGCCCACCAATATCACCGCATTCTGGCTCTATCCCGGCGTGAAGGCGGGGGTCAGTATCGAGCTGGTGCTCAGCATTCTTCCAACCCCCTTGACGAAGGCGATGGTTGAATCGGGTGCCGAGGTTCAGGTTGATGATCGCTATATCACGCCCTGCTTGGATTGGATCATGTACCGGGCGTTCATGCGTGACTCGGAAGTGACAGCTAATGCGTCTCGGGGGCAGCTGCATCTTCAATCGTTCACTCAAGCCCTGGCCATCGGTACCGAGTCCGACGCTACGATGTTGTCGATGCGGGACAATCAGGCCAGCACGAAGGGGCGGCGCCAATGATCAAGCTCTATGGCACGATCACAGACCCGGCAGGAAAACCAGTTCCTGGTGCACTGATTGAACTGCGCTCGCTTACTACTACGAGCGAAGTCCTGATGGGGTCTGAGCTGACCTTCAAATGTGATGCCAATGGCCGCTACAGCTTTGACTTGGCTACAGGGACATATGATGTCTATGCCCAGAATGATCTTTGCCACGACATGGATTACATGGGGACGGGGGCCGTTACGGCACAGAGTATCGATGGCCCCCTGAACAGCATCCTGATCGATAGTGGTATCAACTTGACGCCTCCACTTATCGAGCGGGCGGTTCAAGCTATGCAGCAAGCAGAGAGCGCAGCCGCTAATGCCTCAAGAGCCCAGGTCCAAACCGCTGAGACGGCTCTATCTGTTGATCACGCATCTAAGCTGGCTTCTGATCAAGCCGCTATTGCCAGTAGAGAGGCAACCAAAGCCGAAGGTAAAGCGGGCGAAGCCGCTCAAAGCGCCAAGATTGCGGCTGGTGCTGAACTCCGAGCTCAACAATGGGCAGAAGAGTCGGTCGATGTCGTGGTTACTGGTAAGCAGTATTCAGCAAGGCACCACGCGGTCAAAGCAGGAGAGTTTGCTGCAATTGCTGGTGTGAGCGCATCGGAGTCTGCTGCAAGTGCAACCATTGCTGCTGGTAAGGCTGAAAGCACGACTCAAAGCGCCGCATTGGCGGCTGCAAAAGCGAACGAAGCGACCATCAGCGCCAAGATGTCCTCGACTTCAGCTGATGCGGCAGGCAAAGCCAGTGCGGCAGCTGTTAACTCAGAAACCAGTGCTAAGCGGCATTCAGCCAAGGCCGAGGAGGCTGCTCAGGCATCTGAAAGTGCAAAGATCACCACGCTTGATCATGCGAAGCAGGTTGTGCAACAGGCACAGCAAGTAACTGGTGATCGAACGCGGGTTGAAGGGCTTGCCAAGGAGATTGATGAGCAATCAGTTACTGTCTCGTCACTGGCTCAAGAGGTGAGCACGAATACCGCAGCGGCCCGACAGGCAAAGACTGAAGTTCAGTCGATGCGGGATACCACTCTCACCAAAGCCGCTCAGGCGATTGCCGCCGCTAATACCGCCAGTGATAAAGCCAGTCTGGCAGCCAAGACCAGGCTGCGGCCAACCTGAGTGCTCAGCATGCGAGCCTAGCTGAGAGAATGGCTGAAGCGTGGGCTCAAAACCCTGAAGGGAGTGATATTAACGGCCGGCCTGGCGAGTTCTCGGCATTGCATTGGGCGCTTCAGGCCCAGAAATGGGCTCAGGCAATTACCTCTCAGTTGGTTTGGGCTGGGCCATGGAACGCCGCAGTTGGCGCTCCTGTGGCCCCAGCTAATAACCAGGGTATCCCGTTTTACCGGGTATCTCACCCGGGGGTGATCGCTGATGTGAGTTTTGGTGTGGGAGACTACCTCCACTGGGATCCAGCAACCAAAGCCTGGTTCAAAATCGATGGCACAGACGCTGTTATTTCTGTAAACGGAATGACCGGGGCGGTAGTTCTTAGTGCCTCGGATGTGGGAGCCAGGCCTGCAAGTTGGGTCCCTCAATGGGACGAGGTCACCAATAAACCGGTTACCATGCCCCCCTCAGAGCATACGCATTCCTGGTCTCAGTTAACTGACACTCCAGTCTTTGCACTTCGCTGGCCAACCCTAAAGGAGATTGGCGCAGCGGCGCAAAGCCACACCCATCAGTGGTCCCAATTAGTTGGGGTCCCCACATATGCGACCCGATGGCCGTCTTGGTCCGAGGTAACAAATAAACCGGATTTGGCCGCCGCGAGCCATCGTCACGAATGGGATCAGCTGGACCAGGTCCCTGTGACTGCATCTCGCTGGCCTACCTGGGGGGAGGTGACGGATAAGCCTGCGTTAGCCGCAGCAAGCCATCGCCATGACTGGGGACAGCTAAATAATGTACCTGTGACGGCTTCTCGTTGGCCGAGCTATGAGGAGGTAACAGGCAAACCTGATTTTGCCTCTAGTACTCATAGGCATTCTTGGAGTCAGCTCGATCAGGTTCCGGTGATGGCGACTCGTTGGCCTGCTTGGGGGGAGGTAACTGGTAAGCCCGAGTTGGCTGCAGTGAACCATCGTCATACCTGGAGCCAGCTTGACCAGGTGCCTGTGATGGCCACGCGCTGGCCCGCCTGGGGAGAAGTCACGGGGAAACCGGACACTATGCCTCC